AGGTCAATTGAAGCGTCTGACATTCTGCCCATTGTCTCTAGGCAATCTTCATTGTGGATTAGTCCCTCTAGCATCAAAATAACCCTTCATCTTGCTTTAGTTGATTTTCTATCTTTTGCTTTTCAGCGTGAATCAGCCTGCCTTCAATAATCGGAATGTAGTCCTCGGTAAGTTCGCACCCTATAAAACTAAAGCCTTCAAGGATTGCAGCCTTGCCTGTTGAGCCTGAGCCTGTGAACGGATCTAGGACTGTGCCGTTAGGTGGGGTTACCAGCTTGACTAGGTAGCGCATTAGCTGGGTTGGTTTGACTGTTGGGTGAAAGTTCTTAGCCCCTGATGTCCTGCCTGCCCCTGCTCTTGGGCTATTCATTCCAGCCGAACCTTCTTCTCGATCTACCATGTTGCCAGCGGTAGTGTCTCCTAACTCATCTAGCCCCTCATTCCTGTCACGCTTTGAGGCTTTAGCGCAATAGAAGAATCGTGATGCTCCGCTCTGCTCATCAAGAATCTCTGCGCTGTATTCGTCAAGGATTACATTGGCAGGCCATCTGCCTGTGTATTGTGCCTGTTCTATTCGAGTTGCAGGTCTTGGATTTTGACCAAAGCTCAGTTTGTCAATCCCAGTAGCCTCTTTGCTCATTGCGCCGACATCTCTCAGGTTGGGCATAGTTCCGCCACCCATGACTTCTGTCCCTATCCTGCTGCCGTCTATGTTCAACGCCCCTGTGCCATGTTCTAAGACATTTGCGGCTACTGTGCCGATTAGGGGTTTGCGAGCGACAACGATGGGTTCAAAGGCTGGCTTGAGTGCTGTTCCCCATCCTTCCCATTGTTGAGCTTCTGGTGTTGAGGGTGCTGTGATGTTTATTTCTTTGCTTTCGCCGCCGTAGGCTCCAGCGGCTGAGTCAGTTCTGCCTTCTGCTCCGCTGATACCTTTAGGGCTTGCAATTTTTGTGCCAATTACTTCACGCTCTGCCCCTGCCGACTTGTCTATCGCCTTTGATACATCCAGCGACTTAGGGAACCCTGACCCATACATCCAAGCGATTGAGTCCCTGACTTCAAACCCTGCATCCTCAATACCAACTGCGACCCTATGCCAAGTGCGTGTGCCGCCGAAAGAAAGCAGGTGACCACCTGGCTTTAGAACTCTAAGGCACTCACGCCAAAGCTCAACCGAGTAAGCAATGCCTGATGAGTCCCATTTCTTCCCCATAAACCCCAGTTCATAAGGTGGGTCAGTGACTATGGAATCAACGCTGTTGTCTGGAAGCGTTGGCAAGATGTCTAGGTTGTTGCCAATGTAGACGGTGGCGTTTTCGGTTTTTATCACTGGTTCTCAATTCTGCTCATCATTTGCTTGGCAACCTCTGGGTCTATGTCTGCCACCATTGCTAGTAGCTTGAAGCGCTCTGCCTCTGCGCCCTGATTGCGGTAAAAGTTTCTGACATTAGAGGCGTGGTCCTGCCTCTTTAGGTCAGTGACATACGAATCGGGAATCTGTGCTGTCCAGTCTGGATTCATGACACGCTCAGGTCGTTCTCGGTGGCGAGCAAGTGCTGTACCAGGCTAACCAGCGATGGACTGTTGGCTACACCGAGGGTACTAACCCTCTCTAGGTAGTCTGCTAGGTCTAACCGAATTGCGTCGAAGTCCTCGCTCCAGATTAGATCATGGCGAAGTAAACCTGCTGCCTGCTGAAAGTCAGCCTCAATCCTGTTGTGTTCTGATTTGAGTGTCATTCGTAATCCTTGTCGTTCATGTAGCTGATTAGGTCCTTGATGAATACAACATCTCCGCTTTCGTTTGCCAATTCACTCTCGTATGGAATGCTGATTTCCTCGCAGATACGAAGGACTCGATGACGCTCGGCTTTCTTGCCCTGCTCGTAGAAGTTGTTGCAGTTAGAAGCAATTAGGTCGTTGATGCTCACTTCTGCTCTCCTTTGGCTTCCTCGCTTGCTAGGAATCGTGCTAGAGACTCAATCTTTTCCAGACGGAATCCTGACCAAGTTTTCTTGTCGGTGACTACAATCGGTGCTGCCATGTGGCCCATCTCCTTGAAGCGCTCTACTAGGTCAGGGTGCTGGGTTAGGTCTACCTTGTCGTAGACGATGCCTAGCTTGTCCATCTTGCGGGCTGTCATCATGCACTGAGGGCAGTTAGGGGTTGTGTAAATAACTACTGGGATCTTCATAGTGCTACTCCGGTCTTTCTCATAATTTCTTTCTTGGCTTCTGCGATTGCCGCCATAGAAGCTTCGTGCCCTATCTTCTGGGTCTTGGTCATCTTTGATACATCCAGGTTACGCACTGCCATGCCGAGAGTTCTCGATGTGTACTCCACACCTGAGATCTGCCCGTCCCTGAATGTCTCGTCTAGTATGTTGCCAAAGAAAAACTCAGCGACTTCATACCTGAAGTGTCTCCAATCATGCTTGGTCATTCCAGCCACCGACCCTCATCTCATTTGTTAGTTTGCGGACGATTTCCGCTGTGGTTTTGTTGTTTAGATTCCATTGAGTATCTGCGTACTGCTCTAGATCCTCTAGCAGCGCGTTCCAGCCAAGGTCATAACCAGCTTGGAATAGCGTGTCTATTTGGTAATCAAGCTGTTCTTTTATCCGTTTGATGTTCATAACGCTCCTTTCCTATTACTACAAGTAAAGAGGATGTGAGGGTAAAAGGCAAGAACCGAATACGGCTTGTTATGTATTTGTTATATGGCGATAATCGTGATTGTTGCGCCAGGTTCTCTATCGTCAGCGTAATATTTCCGAGCTATTAGCTCAACTACCTGAGAATCATCTCCCCAAAGAACGCCGTCTCCAGCTTTCCCGTTTAGCCCTTGGCCTATTCCGTCAAGGGCGGCCCGTGCCAGTTTGTCTACATCGGGTGGCACTATTGGCAACGCCCGTTTACTGATTTTGACCGAAGGTGGCCTGCGAAGATAGAAGTCAATCTCTACCCTCACTGGACCCAAAAGAATTTGATGATCACTTGGTAGGTCGTGGCAGGCTTCTGCGATTGCCTTGCGCCAAGGCTTTAGGGTCTTAGCTGACTGTTCAACTACCCTGCCGTTGTAGACCGCTTTAGATCCTTGTGGAGCTGGGATGCCGAACACCTCAAGCTGGATTGTCATACCAAGATTTGAGTACGGCGAAAAAATGTAGGGCTGCCCACACAAAGGCAATACTGCCTAGGACAGGTCCTACCTGAGTACCTAGCAAAGCTAGAAGGGTGGCAGTGAACAGCCCTACAAACTTAGTCATTAGAACGGAGCGTCCGATCCGGCTTTGATGGTTGGGTTATTCACATGGATTGCAGCAGTAGTCTCTAGCTGACCAGTGCGCTTGCTTGTGAACTCCTCAATGCGGGTTGATAGGTCACCAACGATTTCGACTGAATCTCCTTCAGCGAACTTCTCGTCAGTCCAGACCTTGTAGTATTCATCGCGTGTCTCACCGAATACTGTGATTGGAGCCTTAGCTACAAAGCCCTTTGGGTTGGTAAACGCCACTGTAGCGTTCGTGATTTTGATTTGTGCCATTTTTATCCTTTCAGGTGGCTAGGTGCAACACAATCTAGGTTCCCGCAGTTGCGTTCGCCTTGCATTATCGGATTGCCATGATCGTCAATGGGTGTAACCATGTCTGCATCGAACCTTCCGTGCCACGGTAAGCACTTAGTGTCACCGCTTTGAATCGTGTTTGCTTTTTGTACTCTACAGCTTTCGCAAAACATACGCAACTTTTTTCTCTTGCGGTTTATCAAAAATGTCGCACCGCATCTGTTGCAATCTACGAATTCGTACATGAATCAACTATAGATGTTTTCTTTAGCCCATGCGTGAAGCTTGCCCTTCGCACTGAACATAAAGTCTGTAAATTCATTGTCTTTGCTTGAACTCTCGAACATACGCCATTCATCTGCCTTCTGCGACAATGCACGGCAGCAGGGGTTACAGGACAGTAGCTTGACATCGTGCTTGCATAAAGGCTCAGGAGTAACATCTATGTTCTCAGGCTCCTCTACGGTGTTGCGCGTTGCGCGGTGCTTTGCCTCCTTCGCCCAGGCAACGATGTGTCGTGGCTCTAGGTAGTTGATTGACGGATCGCGCCTAGCTAGGATAAGTGCCTCTCTAGCAGTCTCGTAGTCCAGTGGACCGACAATCGCCAGCCAGGTCATTGCTAGACCTTCATCCAGCTTTCGGTTATCAACTGTTGCTATTTCCTTTAGCAGCATCTTGGTTTCATTTAGATTCATTGCCCCACTCCTTCATTATTTTTTCTTGTTGTTGTTGCTCTAGGCGCTTCTTTGCTCTGGGGTCCTCCGGCAGTGGCCCGTTCTCCCAGCTATCAGCGTTTAGCCATGAGGCTGGATACTTAGTGAACTCATCCAGTCTGTTTGGATCCTCGCGGTATCGAATTACTCCTGCCAGTATGTCCTCAAACGAGGCTCTTGTCAATGCTGATGCAAGCGCTCTTGTTGCCTTCGCTTTATCTAGCTTCCTTGGGTATTCCTTCCAGAACTCATTGAACAATAATTGCGCAGTAGTTCTCTTGCTATTCTTAAAAGATTGTTCTTCTTTAAGATTGTTATTCTTAGTGGTCGGATTTTCCGTCATCGGGTTTTCCGTCATCGGTTTATCCGCAGGGTCATGCGTAGTCCAAACAGATTCCCCATAGCGCCCTGATTCATTGACTTGTTGCCTTGACAGGTAACCGAATTCTTCCAGTTCTGCTATCGCAGACCGAATCGCATCTCGTCCCTCTTGATTTTGCTCTGCGATTGAATTTACGCTCAGGCTCCATCCAGTTGAATGTGACATAACTAGACCAAGCAAACCACGCGCCTTGAAGGTCAAGCGAGAGTCCCGCAGCCAGCTATTCGGGATCTGCGTAAAATGATTATCAAACGAGTGATGTCCTCTTATCAGTGGCATTTAGTTTTCTCCTCTAAATCAAATAAGTTGGTGGATCGGTTTCAATTTTGTTTCCTTGTAGATCAAGAAAATACCATTTACAACCTGGTTTATCAAATACAGCATCGCTTGGTGAACTGAATTTACTAATCTTGTGCCCGTAATCTCGCGCCTGCATAGCGATGCCAGCGTCAGATTCCATAAGCCCGTTGTATTCAGCGCAGACAAGGATTACATTCTGTAGGTTATCAAGCACTTTTGAGCCACCCATGCCACGGTTTGCCCTATGGTGCGGTACCAGATTGTCAGTTTCTCCACAGTCCCAGCAGTAGAGATCCCTAGCTCGAAGCTTGCGAGTATCCGCTGCTTTCATAACCGAATCTCTGACTGCATCAACTTGGCTTGGGTCGCAGTAGCCATCAGAGCGCTCTCTATGGACTTTATCTTGACCCTGATGCGATTAGCCTCAGCCTTGCGTAAATCGCGCTGTAAGCGGGCGTCAGCGGCTTCTAGGCGAGCTAGGGCAGTTCTGTCTGCAACAGTGCCTTCAGCGCCTATAAACGCCTTCTGCTCGATTAGGTCTAATTCGTTCTCTGCGTGAGCTAGTTGAACTTCTGCCTCGTAGAGAGCGTCAGCTCCTCGGTGGTTTTCCTGGGTCAGCCGAGCGATCTCGGCGCTTATCTGTGATGGATTCACTCATCTTCCAAACATAATAGAGAAGCTCTGAATGCCAGAACTTCGTTAGCTGTTGATTATCATTGCGAATTGCGGCTTGATACGCCTCGGTTATTTCCTTAACCTTCGCTAGTAACACTGAGTGCCTGTCCATAATGCTTTAGTTTATCCAATACATCTGCGTCTGCATTGGCAGCAAACGCTTCGCTGTATAAATCGCGCATCTTTGTCACACTCAGGATTCCTTCTGCCTCTTTTAGAAAGTCACGCGGAGCCTTTGGGGTAACGCCTCTGGTGACCTTATCCATCTCGTCACGAGACGCTAATGATGTGGACTCCTTGTTGCCACTCCACCCTGCTAGGGCTAAACACCTACCCACGGCGGAGGATTCCGCATTTTCAAGGGCCGATGTTGAGTTCGCGCCAGGTCCACCGTCAATTTCAAATGCGTGTCCGGTTGCCTTTGGAATGTTGTTAGCTTGATCACCTGCGGTTAGGTAAAGGGAAGCCTTGACAACCCATGTGGACACGGAGCGATCTGCTACCGTAGTTAGGTTTTCTGTCACAATACGAGCGTCAGGGTACTCGCTATAAAGCACCTGAATTCTCTCTGCGACAGTCGCATATTTACTGAGATCAAATCTCGCCATCTTGTTCTTCCTCCTCTGTATCGGTGATGAAGCGCCAGCCAGCGTCCATCCAGAACCAGTAATCTATCTCTAAAATGCTGATTCTTTCAAGTCCACTTTCGTTTACCTTGATGCCATCAACGACTCCAGAGACAATCGTGGCTCCCTTGTTTATCTCTACAAAATCTCCAATTCCTATATCCATGAGATTCCTTTCTTGTTTATTACCAATACTGGATTACCAGCTCGCATTTGGCGTGATGCGACACGCACTACTTCACCGCTAGGGGTTGTGTAAGTCCCCCACTTAGCAGTTTCCATTGCATCTAGGGCTTTGCTCTTAGCTTGGGATAGCTTCCAGTAGGCATCATCAGCCTTCATTTGTAGCTCCAATACCTCTCTGCCAAGCTCCCCAAGATCTACCTCTACAGCCTCAATGCTGTCGTATTGCATACGGACTGCGTGATAGGTGCTCTCTGCCCCGTCCCAATCTGGTCGCTTATCCTCTTGAACCGAATTCCAGAATTCTGCTATTTGTTTGTTCTGGTGGTCAATCTGCTGCTGGTTGAACGGAACCTCATACTCATTCCAAGTCATGCCCGCAACCGCAACAATTAGACCGCGCTGAATCTTCGTAACGCCCATATAGTGCATAACCTGAGCAATGTAGCTCGGCGGGACATTCTCCCAAGTCTGCCTAGCCGTCTTGACCTCAATGATCATCTGCTCGCCAGTTTTCTTATGAACGGCGATTGCGTCAGGGTTGGCGTGTAGGTAGTCGCAGAATTCATCTGCGTAAGTGCCAGTGGTGTATAAATCCCACTCTGGATGTTCTTCCTGCCATAGATACAAGATAGGCTCCTCAAAAGCCTTGCCGAATCTAATAGCCCAGTTCTCCTGAATCTCACTTGGAATGCGCTTGGTCTTTTTTGCCCAAAGAGCGTAGGGGGACTCGTAGGGGTTCAAACCGAGGATAGTGCCTACTTCACTACCCCCGATGCCTTTAGACCTCTCAGAATGCCACTCAGGGCTTCCTGGGGCATAGTTTCCGACCAATCGTGCGCCGTTTAGAACACTTGGTGCTAATTCCTGCATTTTTACTCCTTCTGCTGTAGGGTAAGTGTATGCGCCACCTGGGACATTATTCAAGCGGATATATGAAATTGTTATCTGCGATTCAAAGTAATGGCGGCGTTGAGTGCGAGGACTACCAAGCACTATTCTTCCCAGAGGATATTCCTGACTACGATTACCGCGAGGCGGCTATTGAAGCTGCCAAGATCCTTTGCAACCGATGTCCAATAAAAAAAATCTGTTTTGAGTATGCCTTGGAAACTAACCAAGAGTACGGCATCTGGGGTTGTACTTCCGCTGACGAACGGGCGATTTGACAAACAGCTAATTACTCTTTATGTTTTCTGGTATGACACCGAATAGAGCATTTACCGAGTTGGCAGTGGCAATCAAACGAACAGGTCAGCCAATCTGTCAAACCACTGATCCTGACTTGTGGTTCCCTGAACAAGGGGACGGGTCGAGGGGATCTGTTAGGCAGGCTAAAAAGTGGTGCAAGGAATGTCCGGTGCAGATGGAGTGCTTGGCCTATGCCGTTGCCAATAGAGAGGCTTTTGGTATCTGGGGTGGGCTGACCGTGGAGGAGCGCTCCAAAATGAATTCAAGATCCGTTGGTAGACCTCGAAAGGTTATCTAAACTCAGGGTCGCTATCGTCCACTACATCATCAAAGTCGAAGTCACCATCTTCAGCGACCCCTAGGGCATCCTTGACACCCTCAGCGTCTGATTTCGCTACTGCTGCACGGTAGGCGTTCTGGATGTCGCTTAGCTCCAGAGTGCCCTTCCAAGCGATTGCAACACCCATTGTGGTCGCTACAACAGCGAATGAAGAACCAATGCCTACGATCATGCCCATCCATACATCTCCAGCTACTGCACCAATGGCAGTTCCACCGAAGGCAGTTGCAAGCACTAGACCTAATGATCTAACGACAATTTGCTTGATAGACTCTTTCAATTCAATTCCTTCTTACAATGTGGGCAGGCATAAACTATTTTAGTCGCAGGTGCTACCTGGGTTTTTGTCCCCGACTCCACCACCGCTTTAGTTTGCGGGTTCGCTTGTTTCGGCGCTGCCCCTTTGGACTGCGATTGAATGAATCTGTAGAGATCTTCTTTTTGGGCGGTAGTCCCAAATACTGATTTGACTGAATTTCCAAGGGTTGCGTGTAGGTGGTTTCCGGTTGATGCGCTTCCAGTGGTTGAAACTCGGATTCCAAACTTCTCTCCTACCTTTACCTTTTGACCTAGCTTGAATGAAGTTGATGGGCTTTTACATCCAGCAGTCGGACCCCCACACTTCGCTCCGTGCTTATCGCACCATAGGTGGCAATAGCCAATGTATTTAGTTTTCTTTGCCTTGACATCCCAGCCAGTCTGCACGACTACCCAGCCTAGGATCTTGCTAAATTGAATTAGCTTGATAGTTCCGTCAGTGATTGCAGGGATAAGAGTCTTACTAGGCATAGCCCAGTCAGTTCCAGAGTGAGCTTGCATCCCCATTTTCTTGCGGTAAGCGGATAGGGTTCCGTAGTGTCCCGTAATCTTTGACTGAGGGAAGGGCATAACCCACTTACCCATTTACAACCTGCCAAATAATAGATACAACGCCAGCCACAGCACCAGCGCCACCAGCGACAGTCCAGAGACGCTTCTCTAGCGCTCGGATTCTAAGCTCGTGGTCTTTCATATTTCTTTCCACCCAATCTACATGGGTAGGGATTTTTTCGTTGAGTCGCTCAACCTGCTTGATAAGTTCTATAGCCCATGCGGGTATTTCTTCGTTCATTATGGCCTAACAGGGAATACCCAAGTCTTTGGGTCGGTGGATGCAGTCATGTCTCTAAGTTGTTGGCGATAGGTTGCCCAAGCAGCCTTGCTAACAGGAGCATCTGCCACCTGAGTCCAGTCAGTCTGCTTTAGCTCCTCGTTACGCCAAGCTCTTATTCGCTGAGCGATTGACTCATCGGTTGGAGTCTCGCCAATCTCTATTAGGGATTCCCAAGTCATCTTTATACCTCGTATTGAAATTGAACAGAAAATACATCGCCAGAAGCAGGCGTGAATGGTGCTGAGCTTGTTAGGTAAAGACTAGAGCTGTAAGCCCTTGTGATAATTCCATCGCTGAAATAGATAGCGCCTGCAAGATAGCGTAGAGCGCCGTCTTTGAATGTTCCCTTGCCTACTTCGCTGTCATCATTTTGAACGCTTGAAACGACTGGTGCATCGAAGCTCAATCCAGAACCATAGCCAGAACCGCTGCCCATCGTTGCTTCAACATAACCGAACAAAGTCTGGTTGATAATGCAGTAGCGAGCGATCACTGAGCCATCTCCGACATTGAACCCACCATTGAAGTTAGGGGTGAAGTCTGCCCATGGGGTTGATATAGTATGAGAATATTCCCAAGAACTTCCGTCATAGAACGTAAGCTCGTTTGTGCCTGTTAGGTGAGCATACTGACCATTAGCTGGCGAGGTAATAGCAGCATCCCTAGCAGTCGCATCCGCGAAGGTTGGAATGCTCTGGTTCATAAGGTAAGTGTTTACCTCTGATGCGGTTAGCTTCTCAAAAGAAGAAAATGATTTATACGCCATAATGTCTCTATTCTATCCAAGGAGGTTCTGGTCAAGGATTCCGCTCACTTCGGAATCAAGCGTAAAGATGTCTAGCCCTTCGGTGCTCAGGCTAAGAGTTACTATGTGGCTCTCTAGCCCGATTTCATGGCTAATGCCGATGATGCGCCCAATCTGATTTATTGGGTCACCAATGCCGTTAGGAGTGAAGTAGACCTCCACGGCGTTATCAAGATCAAGTCCCAATACAGTCTGCGCTTGGCTTGTGCTAATACCGTTGATGTTTACCTGGATGGCCTCAATACGCAACTGAGGCTCATAGTAGCGGTATAGGTATTCCTGAGCCAACTCCAAAGCTTCAGCGTCAGTTTCATTTAGAGAACCGAGGTCAAGGCTTCTAATTCCATAGTTTGCTTGGCTCTGTTCTGCCTCTGCCGTCTGAGCGCTACCTTCTTCTCTGGTCACAACAACACGATTGAATAAACGCTCAGATCCATAAGTAATTTCTAGGTTACTGAAGTGAATAGCACCTGCGTAGTCACCAAAGACAGTGAACTCTGGCGCTGGGTTGCTTACATCTATCTGAAGGGTCGAGGTAGTGTTTCCAGCCGAACCAGAAGTTGTCTCTGAGTCGGTGTTACTGAAAGGTGAGGTGTAGGAAGCGTCAAAAGCCTCAGTCACAGCATTGTGAGCAGCTACTCTGTAGTAGTAGGTGACGCCTGGAGTAAGTCCAACATCTGAATAGGTAGTAGAGGTTGAGCCACTGTTTACCACTATGGATGAGAAGCTGGCTCCGTCAATAGAGCGCTGAATCTTGTAGCCAGTGATTGCAGTTCCGCCATTATTTGAAGGAGCAGACCAGCTTAGGTCAATCTGAGTTGTCCCGTTTAGCGTTGCGCTTAGGCTCAGCGGAGCAGTAGGGATAATGTCATAGGTGACTGAATACGCGAGCTGACCATTGGTGGTCGAACTAGAGCCGATTGCGTAGTCATCGTTGTTGAAGCTACCAGTAGAGGATGTGTTGTCCTCGCGCACTCTTGCCACATAAGGTGACTCAATGTTGTTTTGGACTGCCCAAGTCATGTAAGCAGAGCTTGGTGCGGTAAAGCCAATCCAATACTGAGTGCTCCCGTAGCAAGGACGAGTTACGGTTCCAGTCTTATTGCTAGGAATCCCGCTTGTGGTTGCACCTAGGGCAATATCGGCTGAGTAGTAAGCATTTGTTCCATCGTTTGCCCACATACCGATCTTTGAAGAATCAACGGTGTCACCTGTATACCGACCATAGGCAATAGTCACATCTCGGACCAAGATAGGGTGGGCTGAGTTACCGGACTTACCTGGCACTGCTCTGTCTGAATAAGTTGGCAGTGTGATTAGCTGAGCAACCTTCTCATTTAGTTGAGATTGCGGGCTTAGGTTAGGAGTCGCGTTATTGGTATAGGTGGAGTATGTCATTACAGATCCCAACTAGCGGTAAAGGTTTCAGTATCAGTGTCATCGGGAGCGTTGCTTCCGTCAAAGTATTCAAGTAGCTGACCTGACTTCTCAATCAAACAAGCGTCTACATAAACAGCGTCAGCCGAGAAAAGCTGAAATCTGCCAAAGATGTAGTCAGGCTCTGTAGTAAAGGTTATGTCAAGTCGAGTCCACGCAGAAGTGCTTAGGGTCACAGACTGAGCACCAACACCCTCATAGTAAGCCCCGTCAATGGACTGATAGGCATTCCAAGTAATGCTAGGAGTGCCCGATTGTGCCTTTGCATAGATACTTAGGGTATAAGTAGAGTTTTGCTCTGCACTGAAATTCTGATAGACGGTTGCTCCACTGAATGCACCACAAGCAGTGCCGACATAAGCATCTGAGACGCTACGAGCGATACTTCCACTCCAGCTACTAGCATCGTTCTCAAATGAGGGGTTTTCTGAGAGATTCTGTCGGTAGTAGGTATAGTCCGTTTCGTAGAGAGCATCGTTGCGACTCTTGAATACTAGATCGCCAGACTTGTCCATAAACAAACGCCCAGGCTCACTTGCGCTGACTGACTGAATGTATTGCAAAACACTTGTGCCGTCACCGATTGTGTAGTCACCAACATTAGTCACGCTGACCGAAATCTTGTCTGCGTCATAGTCATAATCAACCTCAGCTCGACCAAGGATGTCGGTGATTCTCTGATCAGCTCTCTGGGCAGATGGTGTGTAACCAATGATAGTTTTGTTGGCTAACTCAATGAACCCGTCTGAGCCTGTAAAGCTTGCAACGCTACTTCCGTCTGGAGAGTAGGAAAGATTCCAGTCATCTATCTTGCCTTGAAAGACCAGCTCGTTAGAGGAGACAACCCTGACATCTCCTGCTGGCTTTACATAGGCGCTGAATAGACCACCATAAGAGGGGTCAAACTCTCTGCCGTGATTGTTTACAGTTACTTGTACTTGACCAGCCTGAAAGTCATCAAACTCAGATGACTTGCCCCTGCTTACCGCAATGCTGGTTACATAAGCAGTGATGTCTTGCCAAGATGAATCGGCAGGGGTGTAGCGTATCTCAACCTTGCTAGATACTGCCACTATGCCCTCCACCCAATACCATTAGAGCGCTCATAGCTCTTGATAGCATCAACAATAGCCGTTCCAATGGTTTTCTTGTCACCAACTCCACCATTTACCGTGATGTAGTAGTTTGACTGACCACTTGTAATTGAGCCAGCAGTAGACATACCCAGTGCTTGGACATCACCGAATACTTCATTTAGGCCGCCGATTAGACCGCCTTCGTTTTTTCCAAGGTCACGCGCTACCTGAAGCCCGTCAGTTGCACCAAGAGACATTACCTGCTGTAGAAGGGCAGGGTGCAATCCCTGAGACGATAGTTTCTTTAGTTCAGTTGCAAAGGCACGGAGTCGAGCAAGCATCTTCTTAGCGCCAGCCAGGTAGCCCTTGCTAGGGTCAATGTCACCAATCTGGAAAGCGCCAACAATGCTGTCTGCAATCCCAGATATCGAACTCGCAACCATCTTGCGAAGATCCTCTAGTGGGTCGGCAATCTGAGCAACTGCCTTAGAAGCCACATTGCCAGCCTTATACCAGCCAGCGGAGAAGTCCTGCCAAGTCTTAGCCATGTTTGCACGAAGCTCGTTTAGGGTTGCTTGTGCTGCCCCCTGAGCTACTGCTGCTCCATATGCGGCATTCGTACCTATGGAATAGATGTCCATTGAGGCAATCTGAGCCAATCGAGAAATCTGACCGAAAATCTGTTGCCAGTTAGGTTGCGTTAGTGCAAACTCAATCTGAGCAGCACTGAATCCCATGCGGTCAAGTTCCGCGCCTGCTTCACTCTTGGCGATTTCTTCCCCAAGGCTACCCAAAACAGATCCAACGCCAACAAGAGCACCCTCGACATTACGAGAGGCGATACCAGCCTGAGTAAGGACTTGTTCAAAGTATGACCAGTTACGGGCAGCGCCAATTACATCTGGACCATCAAGAGCCTTCTCGTAAAGCTCGGTAAAGCGCTTAGTCTCTACCGCATTTTGAGTAATCTCGCCTCGTAGGTTGTGGAGTTGCTCTTTTAGTGCTTCAAGCTTTTGTTCTGCCTCTGGTGTTGAATAGTAAGTTTGATCAACAATGTACTGAAGGTCCTCAATTTGACCTATAAGAATTTCTATTTCTCTGTTGATTGGAAGTTGTACACCAGCAGCAAAGAGGAACTCCTCATTCATGTCACCGAAAACTTTAGTTGCCTGAGTTCCGGCGTCTATGAATGCTGGAAGCACACTAAGTAAGTTCGCCAGAGCGTCTACTGTTCTTATGATGTGTGGGGTCAGTTCTTCTACTGCCCTACCCATAGACTCACCAATAGCTGTAAACTCAGGTCCATGCTTAGTGGCAATCTCGGCCATCGAGTCAATCAGGTTTGCCAATGGCTCCTGTAGAGCCTCACCGACTAGAAGTTGAGTATTCTGCCAGGCAGCGTTTAGCTTCTGCTGTGAGGCGTATAGAGTGCCGTTAGCCCTGTCAAATGCCCCTAGAGAGTCTCCTGCCCTCTGATAGAGCAATTCAAGGCGTGTGGCTACCGTTGCTTGGGCAAGAGCAGCGCCAGTCAGCTTGTCTTGTCCACGGGCAGCTAGAAGCGAGTTGATCTCGTTTTGCTTCATAGCGACACCGAACTTCTCAATCGGGTCGTACTCACCACGGAACAAAGCAGTCATCGCCAAGAGAGCTTCTTGAAGATCGTAGCCATAGGTAGTTGCCAAGTCCTGAGACAGACCTACAAGCTTGCGAGTCTCTGAGCCAGCAGACTCTACATTCATTCCGTACTGCTTTAGAACCGAACCGAGGAATACGGAAGCCTTTGCAGATTCAGCCTGAGAGATACCCATTGAGGCAGCTTCAACGGTGAACTTAGCCATCTCAGGAGTGGCTTTTTCGAACACCTGCTGTAGAGCGAGCATATTCCGCTCATACTGCTGAGTGACATTTACAGCACCCTTGATAAATTCAGTTCCACCCATAATGGCTTGGGCAGCACCGAACGCGGCAGCAGCCTTACCAGCTTCTTTAGCGAAGCCCCCGAAGTCCTTGGTTAGGTTGCCTAGAGCACCACGAGCAGCCTTGATTCCAACAGCATTGAACGCCGTAACAATCGGTATGAGTAAGTTTTGAAATGCCATTGTTTGTCTGCCTATTACTTGCCTTTGAGCTTTTTATTCAGCCCATCTATTGTCCCACGAAGTACCTTCTGGGTATCGACTCTCATCTGTGGCATATGCCTATGTACGGTTGGATAAGCGAAGCGTGATGGACCCTTCCCCCTATCGCCAGGGATTGCTCTGCTATTTAGATGACTAAGGAAATTCTCGGTATTGCCTCTATCAACGGTGTGGGTTCTCATAACCACGCCTTTACCAAATGCGTTGATGCGGTATGGTCGTGAGCTGCTCCCAGTTGGCTTCCTTCTGTTGCCTCTACCTGAAATATCAGCCAGTATGTAAGCAGGCGACTTTACGCGAAGTCGGACCACACCCAAGGTGGTATCGCCCTTGGCTAACCTTTTTTTGGACTTCCCAGTAGCTCGATTCTTGTAGTCCACATCAATAGCTCTGTTAGCGCGGGTCTTGCTTGCGTTGTACCAGCTAATGTTTGAGAGGTATGAGGTGTACATAGAGTCGTAGTAACGGTTTCCCTCAGTTCTACCAGTCAGAGGAGACCTCTTGATCTTTCGGAAGCCCCGTAACAACTCACGCCTAGCGGGTTGCCCGATCTTCTTCATGTTTGACCTGTAGTCACGAGCCATCTTTGGCTCAACTTCTTGGAGTGTTCTTTGTATAACCGCTAGGTCTTTGATGCGGACATTTAGAGCGCCCTCTTTATCAAGACCGCTAAGGATTGCCTTATAGTTACCGCTTGTGAGGTGGCCCTGCATCCCTCGAAGCCCCTGCATAACTCCAGCGCGGAATAGGTTTGCCAATAATGGATTCATTTCTACCGCCTATCCTCTAGTCAAGTCTACCTCAAAGAGAAAACCACCCCCGAAGGGGTGGCTTCTACTTTTGCATATGTCTGGTTGTTATCCAGCGTTGCATTGTCCAGAGCATTCTGTCATCTAGCTGGAGTAACTCCCTAGGTGATATGCCTGTCTCAACGGCAAGAGCAGCAATGGTCCAATGTGCTGAGTCATCGCCCAGACCCTTTATTTTGGGTCGGACGCGCCCTCGCCAACGCTTTCAACTGTCTCAATCCACTCGGCATATGCGAGCTTTGTGGACTTGGTACGGAATTCACTGTGCCAAGCAAGATATAGCAAGTGGCTAATCTTTTGCTCAACTGCGATCTTTCCAATAGAGATGTCGAACTTGTCCTCAAACGCCACCATGTCCGGTGTGCTTGCGGTTATCTCTTTAGTTGTACCGTCTGCGAATTTTATAGCTAGGTTGAATCGCATTTCTATTCCTTATTACGAAGTGGCGTAGGATACTTCACCAGAGGTTGGGAACGATACTGAAACCGTAGCCAAATCTCCGACTGCCCCACTGATAGGGCTGAAGCTGTTTACAAGTACATCGCAGGTGTAAAGCGGTGTAGTCGCTGAAACGGCAGTTCCGTTACCTGCAACCATAGTTACAGTAGCAACGGTTCCAACTAGGTCCTGGAACAATGCTGAAACAGCAGATGCGCCGAAGTCCTGGTGGAAGTCAATGGATACGGTTCCCGACTTTAGCCCACCGATTACCTCAGTCCAGCCGCCAGAACCGAAGTCTGTGACATCCTGCTCGCTGGCGTTGATCACTAGCTCTGCCCTTGCGACAGAACTAGAGATGTCGTCACCGTTTAGGGTGATGGTGTTTGCAGTCACCACGAATTTTGACATTATTTCTCCTTATGCAAAGACGGTGACTGTGAATTCAGCCGCCAGATATGTTTGGTCGTTTATTGTTATGGACCCGACTGGGGTACTGCGTTCTACCCGAAGGTCGTAAACAGATCCAGAAAGTGTCTTATCTGATTCTACCGCAATTTTCACAGAGGCTTCCCCAGTTACATCACAGTAGGCATCTAGTTTTCTTTGCATCTCTCGCTCAGCAGCACGGCCTACAACGACAGTTACAAGGAAACTATAGGTAGTAAGTCCACTATTCAAAGCGCCGTCATAGTCAATGGAATCAAGCTGAATGACTGCAATGGGCGGACTTGGGTTATCAGGAATCTCTGTGGCAACTCGTAATCCACTAATCGAGCCAATGTTACTTGCTAGACCAGTGCGGATTTCGTAAATGGATGCCACTATGCCATCCTAATTTTGCGGTATGGAGCCAAAAGGCTTTCAACATCTGGATCAACACGGCTAACTCGGACAACACCAATGTCACCGAATCCTGCAACGCCCAGAGGGGAGTCGTAGCGCTTGAACTGACGAATAGCCATAATGTTGCAAGCCTGCTTGACATCGGTAGGCACTTCTTCGCCATAACCGAAAGTCCCTGTGACCTCTACAGTGGCTTCTTCCCCTGATGTAGGGAAGGAATAGTCTCCAACTGCCCTAATGCGTGTGTAAGGCGCTTGTAGCCCCCCTAGAAGCCCGTTTAGAGGCTCTAGCTGGTAGTCGGTTGCGGTCCAAGTGACATCAAAAGTTCCATCAGATCCTGAGCTTGTCTTGATGCTTGTAACCGAAGTAATATCGTCTATTTCGCAAAGGTTTCCGCCTAGTGGAGCAAAGACACGGGTTGCCTCACCTGAAGTAAAGACTCTCTCACAATGAGTGTCAATTTGGCGAGAGGCAGACTCGATGCAAACTTCCAATAGGGTGTCATCCACGGAGTCGGTTAGACGCAAAATGCTCTTTACCTCGCTGAGCGTGGTGTATCCGTTTGTAATCGCCATAGTAATAGTTTACCTGCAATCTCCAAGGTAAAGAGAAACCCCCCTGGACCTAGCTTCCAAGGGGGTTTCGTTACTTACGATGGATTAGCTTGCGCCACCAACGAAGTGCTTGATGTGACCAGCGTGGGTAAGGTCACCATCTACGCGCATTACAACACGGTAGGTGGTTACATCGTTACCGAATGCGTAGTCAGCAGAGGTAGCAACCTGTAGGCCACCTGCAACGCGAACCTTGTAGCTGGAGATGTCACCGAATACGACAGACTTAGCGTCTAGTCCGGTGTCAGCCAAAGCAGGGTTCTCGATTACGCGGAAGCCAGCGAAGGTGTCTGGCTGACCAGCAGCTAGACCAGCCTGCCATAGGTACTGACCGTTGTCATCCTTTAGCTTACGCATTGCGCCGATGCTTGCACCGTTAGCCTGGAATGTTGCACCTGGTAGACGGCGAACTGCACCATCAACCGAGTAAGCAAGGTCAATTAGGTCATCAGCGGTGAATGCACCAGCTACGCCAGTTCCACCTGTTACACCTGCACCAGAAGCGGTTACAACACCGTTTGGCTCAGATGATCCAGATCCAGTGGTTAGAGCAGCGTTTACTGCGTAACCTAGACCGTTACCAGCCTGCTCTGCAAGGTGAGCAGAGATGTCGAAGCCAGCGTCAGTGATTAGCTCGTTAGCAACTGGGATCAACAGACCGTACTTGTAAGCACCAAGGGTGATGCTGGAGTAAGTTGGCTCAGACTCTGAAAGAGCAGCGCCAGCAGCCTTTAGGGTTGCAGTTGAGTACTGAGTCAAAGTTGGGATGGTGATGTCTTCTCCGCCAGCGGTGTTGATTCGCTGACCTGCATCTAGCATCGGTCCAACTAGGCGGGCAACATCAAATACCTGGTTGTAGAAGGTCTTTGGAACGGTGTTGTCCGAAGGGGTTAGGGTACGAGCTTCGAAGGTGTGGTTTCCACGAGTCTCGGCAATGTTGCGAAGGATGTCAGCAGAAGAACGTTCTTCAACTGATTCTGCAACAACGAAGCCCTTAGCAGCAGCTGAAAGTGCTGACTTGCGCTCCTCGTTGCGGGTAGCAACAGCGATTGCCTCGTCCGCACGGCGGATGTCGGCTTCGATACGGTCAATCTTCTCTAGTTCAGCAGCGTCTAGTCCACGGCTCTCAGACTCGGCAGATTCGATTACATCGCGGATCTGCTCGGTCAGGTTGGCACGGACTTCCTGCTGAGCAGTGATGAACTCAGACATTATGTCTCCTATTAGTTAGTGGTTATCATTACCAGCCGCGCTGACGCAACTGCTACACGGCAGAGCTGACTCACATCCGTTATGTAAATTTTACAGCTGTTTTCCGCACCAAAGAGAAAACCCCCCAGAGTAATCTCTGAGGGGGAACCCGAAAGGGGCTTATCGCTTCTCGCTTGCCTTAGTTACGCGGGTTTCTTTAGCTGGCCTTTCAAAAGGTGTGCCGTCTTGGACCATACCGTCTCCATCGCCGTCTTTGGCTTCTGGATCGAAAGGCACTTTAGCATCAAGGCCAACGATTGCATCTGCCCAAGCGTCTGCTAGTTGGAATACAACACCAGACTCTGGGTTTCCAGCAACTGCCAGAATAGCTTTTTTGATTTCTGCTTTAGTAGCCATTTAGTTTCCTGTCAGTAGTTTGAGCTTTAGCTTCTTTAGAGCTAGGCGCTCTAGGTCACCCTTTGGCTCTGGCTGAGCCTCTACAAGAGTGGAGCCTGTAATTGCTTGATTTAGCAAGCGACCTTCTTCTTCAGATAGTTGCTCGCCATTTTCAAGTTTGGTCATTGCATCGGCTAGTGCGTCTGCATCAACTTCTGCCCTTTCAGCCACAACATCTAGTCCACGAACTGAAGTAGTACCAGCAGTCGCTGAATACGCGGGGAAAGCAACGATAGAAACTTCATGGAGTCTGACGCTCTTTAGAGTGCGCTGTTGTCCATCCGGACTCCACTCATCTCCACCTGAAGGCACTGAAAACCCGAAAGACATAGAATCTACATCTCCACGGCGTAGAAGCTCTGCGGTGTCACGACCAGCGCTGGTGTTAGGCAGTGAAGCCACTACCTTTAGCCCTCGCTCGTCCTCGACTAGGCGTAGGGTTCCAGCTCGGCTAGAGCCTAGGATAACGCCCGTGTCGTGGTTCCACAGCATCTTGATGTCATTGCGAGCCTCAATAGAGCGCTTGAATGCGCCAGGGGCTATTCTCTCAATAAACGGAAGTGGCTCACTTGGTGAGTCAAAGATAGCGGCATAACCCTCAAAGGTCATGCTATCTCCCGCTTCGCGGATCTCTGCCAACTCAATAGAAGTTGTGCGTGTCTCAATCTTGGACAATGCTTGGCCTTTCGCTCTGCCTTCATTCTCTTGTTCTATTCTAGCTACTACACCCTCGGCGTAAGCTAAAGCTCTCTGAGCGCCTCGTTTAGAAGGACCAGAACCCCATAGTAAGTGTGCAACTACACCAGCACTTGGGTATTCAGCAGAGTCAGGCGAAGCAGCAGGAGAATCAAGATCAACAAGATGACGAGCAATCCAAGCCCGAATCCTGACCCACTTCTCAGCAGTGACATTCCCCTGAGCCATTGCGCGAGCTTCTCTGATAGTTCTATCAACTAAGCCATCGCCTCCGAGTCCCTCCTCATAGTATGCGATACCCCTACGGGCAGCAGCTCGCATATATGCTGGTGGAGCTAGGTTTACTTGCCTGACTTCTTCGCTGTTGTTTTCTTTGGAGCTGGCTTCGGCGTATCCACAGACTTCACAGTTTCCGTCACAATCTTGACAGGCTTCTGTTCTGGTTTCGGCTCTGGCTTCTTGTCCGTCTTTGGTATCCCTGACGGATCTGGTATCAAGGCCATCTATGTTCTCCTCTATGTCGTTGATCATTAGTCCCTATTCTGCATTTGCAACACCCCAACTACTAATCCATCAGGGTCTGACATAGCCCATAGCGAGTCACCTGCTGGTATCTGTAGTTCGACTGTTTGTCCTGGATCTAGGTGGAAACTGTTTGTTAGCGTGACATCTGAATTGCCAATGTGGATGTATTCATTAGAGCTTTTGGTCAAGTTGTGCAAGTACACGACCTGTCTCTGATTATCTGGCACGATGATAGGAGTTGCTACGGTGTTTGATAGCGTGATGGCGTTGTTGAGCACTGTCATTATTGACCCTCCTGCTGTAGCTGTACTGAAACCTTGCCAGTGTGGACAAAGCTTGGTAGTCCCAGTTTCTGTGAAGCGTCCTCTGGGTCATAACCGGACTGAATTAGGCGCTGTAGCATCTCGACCTTAGTAGCCATTGCGCTCAGGTCGGCAGCGTCCACATTCACATTGGCAAGTGGAACGCGCACTGTTTCTGCTGATGGATCGGTGATAGGCACTAGGTCCTCGAAACGGCGGATGTCGTTGATCTTGTAGTAACCAGCTTGGAGTCCACGAGAATAAGACTCTGTACGAGAGTTGATGTCTGCTCTCAGAAGCCCGTCTAGGCTTATTTTGATGAATACTGAATCAAGACCCGTCTCTTGTTGCAATAGCCCTGACAGAGCCGTCTCTAGCTTCTGAGCTATAGGTCTAAGGGTGTGAGTAACGAATGCGATGTTGTTCATCTCAACGCTGTTGTAGCTTGCAGCGCCTGGAAGCCCTAGAAGGTGTGGTGGAATGTTGAATGCACGAGCAACATCCTCTACGGCCATTCTGCGAGAGTCTAAAAACTGAGCTTGGTCATTTGGAACATTGGTTGGCTTGTAAGTAGCACCGCCCGTGACGATTGCAGTCTTGTGTGCCTTATTCCAGCCACGGTGACGAGAATCAAACGCATCCTGCATCATTTTTGCTTGATCTGAGGTTAGGTTGCCTGGGACCTCTAGAACACCAGAAGTCTGAGTGCCAGACCCAAAGAACTTGCTTGCGTAGTTCTCCAGAGCCTTAGCCAAACCGAAATTCTCCTTTAGCGCCTCTACGCGAGAGATTCCACGAAGGTGACCTGGCTTCACTACATCTGGGATAAATAGAATGTCATCGGAGCTAAGAGCCTTCTTCTCTCCCTTGACATTGAACATGATTCTTCCAAGACCGTTGCGCTTGATCTCTACATCTAATGGGTTCAAGACATTGAGGTTTAGAACCTCTCCCTTATTGTTGCGGAAGATGCGAATAAAGGTATTGCCTTCTAGTAGCAGAGAAACGATTGCAGAGCCATAGAAAGCCTCCTTGGTCGTGTCAATGTCAGGATTGGTCACCCACGCTGGTCGTGGACGATAGGCGTAGCGAGCGCCGTCTCTACGGATGTAGGCGTCTATTGGCAGAGTTGCCAAGGTGTCGGAGATAAGTGACACCGCAGAGAACACCGCGTTTAGCTGTAGGGCGCTATCTGTAGTCACCGAAGTCCCAGCTTGGGACTGGCTTTCCAGAAAGTCACCAGATCCCCAGACGGACTGAAATGACACTGCGCGTTTTTCAAAAAGATTATTTAGCATTAGTTACGCTCCAAAGCAATACCGAACACGAGTGCCGTAAGCCCCGCTAGAATGATTCCAAGGGGCAGATAAATAAGCGCTGCACCTATTGAGATAAGTGTTGCGCCTGCAATCTGCAAAATTGTCGCTGTCATTTCAACCTATACAAATACTTGTGGCACTACTTCTTCCATTCTACCTACGGTAGCCCTTTCGTAAGCGATGACTGCTGCAACTGCGGCGTCAATACGGCGATTACTATGGCGATTCTCTTTTACAATGCGCGGTCCGATGTTATCTATCTTCAAAGCGCAGTTGTCCAAGTGTCTTGCTAGTAGTGGATCACCAGAATGAGTTATTTTCTCCTCTAGCACGGCGTCATAGAACCTTGCCGTTGCCTTGACCATTCGAGCAGCCGATGTGGAGGGGAACTCCACGATAGGTAGCCCTAGCTCGTCAAGATAAGCCATTGTTCGTTGCCAGCGATAAGGGTCGCAAGCAATTTCTCTTACTCTAGGGTGCTTTTGGCAGAACGCGATGATTTCGTTCTCAACATCCGTTATGTTTACTCTCCACGAGTTATCATCGTTGGGACCCTTCTCCCAAGCCTTGATTAGGAAGATGTGAGGTTGCTCACCTTCCTCTTTTGGAACTGTACATCCGACCAAAACTGTCGTGTCACCGCTGAAAGAGCCGTCAAAGCCGATTACAAGCTCGTCCTCATGGCTAATTTCTTGCTCAACCTCTAATTTATCCCACAAGCCTGTTGGAAGCCAGCTTAGGTTGCTAGACACCCATTGGTTGCATCGTTTTGTACGAAATTCTGCTTCTGGAGTTCTCAGCACGGTGCTTTGGAAGTCCTCTGCGCTGTTGATGTCACCAAAGCCAGGGTTTGCGTCTTCCCAAGTCTTTGGATCGCGGTAATCGGCGTCTGCCTCTGCTTCCCACCATGCCATGAAGAATCGAGGGTCATCTATTTCACCACGAGCCACCTTTTGCCCATACTGATAGAGAGAGTAGGCGATTGAGTCTTGCCCCGTTGAGTCTGATTTCTGACCAGCAGTCGTAATACAGAACATAGTGGCTAGATTGCCACGCGCACCCTGAGCAAGTTGCATAACATCAAAGAGTTCACGGTTTGGCTGAGCATGAAGCTCATCGAAGATTACCATTGTCGGTGAGAGTCCTTCTTTTGTAAAGGCTTCTGCTGACAGCACTCGGTATACAGATCCTGTGGACGGAATCTCAATAGCGTCTCGGTAGATTTTCGCCATCTCAGATAGCTCTGGCTCGTTTTCAAGCATCTTTTTTGCTTCACCGAACACAATGCGTGCCTGATCCTTGTCAGCAGCGCAAGAGTAGACCTCACCGCCTCTAGGTCCAGTTAGGAGCGACCAGAGTGCGATGCCAGAAGCCAAGGCGCTTTTGCCGTTTTTTCGAGGCTGGCCCACGAGTGAAACAGAATGGCGAAAGCCGTCACCGTCTGCTGCAAATGCGCTCTCTAGCAGATTCTTTTGCCAGTCGCGGAGTTGCATAGGGGTTCCCGCTTTGCCACCCACAGAGTCTTTTGTAACGACAGCGAAGGTGTTGATGAAGTCAGATGCTTTTATGCCGTGTGAAGTAGCAAGGCTATTTTCTGGTACTGGCGTAATCCACCTAGGAGGCCAGTTGCTCATTCTTATTCCACTTCTCTTGTAGTTCCTCTAGCTTTGAGCGAGCCTTGACCTCTGCGTAGCCCAGTTTGGTTCTGTCAGAAGGGGTAAGTCCTAACTTGCCCATGTTATTACTAATCATTACTTCTAGGTCGTGCAACTGCCTAAACAGTCTCCAGTTGTCAGGGTCAGCCTGAGCGCGTTCCATTAGCCACAATCTTCTATCGTGTTGCTCGCAGACCATTTGTAAAAAGTGAGTGTCCGTGCGACTGCTAATCCACAGTTCGCCTTTGCGGTAGATCGCATCCCATAACGCCATGCCTGCCTCGCCCAAATCGCGTATTGGCTCAACATATCCGCCTGTAAGGGCGATTGTGCTGTTTGCATCGGGTAGGGGTCGTTGCCCTGGATTGCCTAGCAATCGCTTCTGCTCTAATGGCTTCGGTGGTCTGCCCATAATCACAGCTTATCAGAAAACCTTTATTATGCAGAAATATGCGTCCTAGCAGGCTCGGGGTGCTGGGTCAAACCCTGCGGGCAAAAAAACCCCTTCCCCCCTATAAAACCCCCCGTCACCGCTGCTAAGGGTGCTAGGCGCCGTTTAGGGCGGTTTAGTATCGTTCTACGGTGATTGTGCCTAGGGCGCGGCTAATGGCGTTAGATCGG